AAATTTCGGGATATAGGCAAAACTGTAGAATTAATTCGGAACACATATACCGACTTCAATGATAAAATCTTTATATTTTCAAATGTGAATAATCCACTTGAGGTTTATCTAACTTATAATATCGTAAATAATATCGAAAAACTCCCAAATACGATTTTAATACATCGAAAAAAGGATTACAATACACTATATACAATCAATAGTCTAAACCAGCTTATACGAGACGAGAATGGTGGAGTATTAGACAAAACCTATATAGTTCAGTGGAATTTGTATACGGATTGCCTTATAATTAACGGGGAAATATCAGTCAAAATAATCCCATTAAAGTTGGTCAAGATAGAGCATATCTAAAAATATTTTAAAAAAAGTTGAGTATTTTTCAATTTTTTGTTATTCTGTTGATAGTTATAAATGTTGAAAGAAGAAACATGTTAGTTTCGGATTTTGACAAATAATTAAAAACTTAAAAAATTAACAAATTAAAATTATGGCAATTAATATTGACAAACTCAAGGCTAGACTTCAACAATACGACTCAGGACAAAAGAGCGTAGAATTCACAAAATTACTCTGGAAACCGCAACCGGGAACCGCACAAATCCGAATGGTTCCATATTTTCCGAACGGAGTAGAACAGGATAGTCCATTCTCCGAATTGAAATTCTATTATGGAATTGCGGGTAAGACTTATCTTGCTCCGTCAACATTCGGCAAACAAGACCCGATGCAAGAAATGGTGGATGCATGTTTCCAGTCGGGCGACCAATTGGAAAAGGATTGGGCAAAGAAAAATTCGGCCAAGACCCGAATTTACGTTCCCATCATCGTCCGTGGTGAAGAAAACCTCGGTGTCCGTTTCTGGGGTTTCGGACCACTCGTTCACAAGCAACTTCTCCAACTTATCAGTCAAGACGGCGGCGACATTACTTCCCTCATGGATGGTAATGATATCAAGATTACCTTCAAGAAAGATGCCAAGACAAGTCCTACCGGCGAAAAATTTCCGGAGACTATAATAACTCCGGTCTTGAAGAAATCTCCGGCAGTATCCACTACCGATAAGGAAGCTATGCGGGGAATTCTTAATCAGGTTGATATTTTAACGGTGTTCCAGTTGAAATCATACGATGAATTGAAAGCCATCGTGGAAAAATGGTTAAACCCAGAAGATGAAAATCCTTCTCAAGTCGAGCAGGAAAAGGCGGCGGCGGCAGCAGACGCTCTAACACCCACCGCAAAGGTAAAGTCTGAAGTGTCAACTCCAGCCCCAACTACTCCAGCCGAAGTTGAGGACGAGTTTGCTCGTTTCTTCGCCAAGAAATAATAATCGGACATTAAATGGGAAGACTTGAAATATAGTCTTCCCATTTTATTTATTAAAATAAATTGATTATATTTTAAATCTACTATATAATCATCCTACAATTAACCAATAATAATTTATGGCAAAAGAAAAAAATACAAAATCAAATAGCAAACACGTCGAAGTTGAAACCAATGTAGAACGAGATGATTTAGCTTTATTACTACAAAAAGCATTAAATAAAAGTAATAAGGATGGAAGTAAATCTTCATTCTTCCTTGACGAAGACAATCCGAGCGAAATCACAGAATGGGTATCGACTGGCAGCGATTTGCTTGATCTTGCAATTAGCAACCGACCACACGGAGGAATACCAGTAGGCCGAATATCGGAAATGTCCGGATTACAAGGAACTGGTAAAAGTTTAATCTGTGCTCACTTAATTAGAGAAACCCAAAAGAAAGGTGGATTGGCAGTATATTTTGACAGCGAATTTGCCGTTGATAGAGAATTCTGGAAATCATTTGGAGTCAATGTTGGAGCCGCTAATTATAATACATTTGTAACTCTCGAAGAACTATTTACTAAGATTGAAATTTGTATTGGCGAATTTAGAAAAGCCAATAAAGATAAAATTTTAACTATTTTAGTTGACTCAATTGCAGGGGCAAGCGTAGAGACTGAAATTGAAAGTGAACATGGAGTAACTGGGTATAATACTTCAAAATCGTTAATTCTTGGTAAAGCACTTCGCAAAATTACAGGATTGATTGCTCAACAAAAAATTTGTATTATTTTTACAAATCAATTGAGAACGGTGTTGAATGCAGGTCCTTTCCAAGAAAAATTTACAACTCCATGTGGAATGGCATTGCCATTCGCATCAAGTGTAAGATTGCGCCTCGCAGGAATGGGGAAAATTAAGAAGGGGGATGAGATTATTGGAATGAATGCCAAGGCATCGGTCATAAAGACCAGATGTGGACCTAACTTTAGGTCGGCAGAATTTGAAATCCACTATGACTCTGGAATCCAGAATTTATCATCGTGGCTTGAGTTTGCGAAAACTCGTGGAATTATAACCGGAACAGCCGCTAAATATACGTGGAAGCGAGAGGGCGGCGACGAATTACAATTCAACACGGCGAAGTTTGTAGAGTTGATGAATTCCGATGAAAAACTTAAAGAAGAATTTTATCAGCAAATTTGTAAGGTGTGGATTATGAGTTATCGTGAGGCGTCTTCGAAAATCATCGAAGACACCGAAACCGTTACAGAAGAAGAAAATTCGGCTCCATTAGAATAGTGGCAAAAATCAAAGATATAACCAACATGCAATTTGGAAAATTGTTGGTTGTATCTTTTTCTCACGTCGATAAAAATAGAAATTCACGTTGGAATTGTCAATGTGATTGTGGTAATGTGGTTAAAGTTGCTGGTTCTAGTTTACGGAAAAACACTCGTAGTTGTGGATGTATACAGAAAGAAACTACTAGTAAACGTTTCTTGATAGATTTAACAGGTAAACGGTTTGGTAGATTGATAGTCATAAATAGGTCTTCAAAGTCAAATAAGAAGAAAGACGTTATGTGGGAGTGTAATTGTGACTGCGGAGAAACGTTGCCGGTGCTGTCTAGAAGTTTAATACATGGAAGGACAAATAGTTGTGGATGTTACCACCACGATGTAGTTTCACTTGAACCATATCAACATCTGTATCATTCCATCCAAAGGAGAACTTATACCGATAAAAAGGGGAATAAGAAATGTAAACTTACTTTCGACGAGTTTTTGGAGTATACTAAAATAAATAACTGTCATTACTGTAATTCTGATGTAATTTGGCTAAAACATGGAACTGGCCGAGGGCATGTCTATAACATAGACAGAAAAGATAATGACGTGCCATATACTAAAGATAATTGTGTAGTATGCTGTGGGCAGTGTAATTATCTTAAACGCTCACTTCCATATGACAGATTTTATATGCTCATGAAACCTATTCGAGAGTTTAATATCAGGAGACAATCCGAATTACTGATAGATTATGAAATATGAACGACATCAACAATGAAGATAAAAAGAAACTGTTTTCTTTTTTTAACAATATAAAAAAAGAAATGAGTGACTCTCATTTAAACTGGAAAGATAAAACTAATAGTCATATATTAATAGTAGACGGGAATAATCTATTTTTAAGAGGATTTTGTGCATCTGTATCGATGAATGGAAACGGAGAGAGTTCCGGAGGAGTAGTATATGCGTTAAAGTCTTTGGGCAGTGTTATAAAAATGCTAAATGTCTCACGAGTAATAATGGTATTCGATGGAATTGGCGGCAGTAAAAAAAGAAAGAGTATATATCCAGATTATAAAGCACATTCAGCTAATAAAATACGTCTTAATAGAATATATGAAGAGAATTCAACTCCACAAGGAGAAGATGAAAATAAACAGCATCAATATCTTCAATTTATAAATTATCTACAGGTTTTGCCAGTTAATATTGTAAGTCAAAATTATGTAGAAGCAGATGATGTTATTAGTTATCTCGCAACTGATTATTTTAAATCATCTAAAAAAGTAACTATATTCTCAAGTGACCGAGACTTCCTTCAATTGGTTGATAATCGAGTCCAAGTATATTCAGCTACCAAGAAACAAATATATGGCGTATCTCAAGTATTGGCCGAATATAACATTCATCCAAATAACTATGTATTATTCAGGAGTATGGACGGAGATAAGTCAGATAATATTAATGGGATAGAGCGAGCCGGATTAAAAACAGTCTGTAAGCATTTTCCATATCTCAAAGAAGAAAAAGTTCATACGATAGAAGAGATTATCACTCACGCAACCGACATGAGAAACAAATATGTCGTGTGTGAAAATATAGCAAGTGGTAAATCTATAATAGAAAGAAACTATGCTTTAATGCAATTAAAAGATACCTCATTGGGAGTTACTGCTCAATTACATCTTCAAGAAATATTAGCCGAAAATAAAATTCCAAGACTTGATAGAAATGCATTTTATAAATTAATTAGGAATGATAAATTAGCTAATAATATGCCGGATTATGTGAATTGGTGTGGTCAGTGTTTTGATTATTTGAATAATGTAGTCAGAGAAGGAAATTAAATTTATGATTAAAAGACCTAATGGAATAATTGACTGGCACTTGAAAGCTAAATATGTGCTACCTAAAAAGAGACGTAGAAATTTCGTAGAGGATATCATGAAAGTTCCAGATAGATGTAAAAATAAATCTATGAAGTTAGATTAATATGAAAAATAAAAAATATAAAGTATTTGTAGACCGTCCGGGGTGTGGGTGGGAAGAAATTGTTACTGCACAAACAAAAGAGAATGCCTTAAAAATAGCAAATAAAAAACATAGAAATGATACAGCTATATTATCGGATGTTTATGAGGTAGATATGACCAGCGTTAAAAATTTACTAGATAAGATTTCAAATGAAATGAGTTTAATCGGCAGACGTTATGTATTTGATACTACACTTGAAGAAGAAATAAATTTTGCAAAGAAATACCTTCAAAAATTTAAAGATACTGGATACATAAAAGACTTCTCGATTGATGAGAAGTCTTCTACGATTAATAATATTGTTTGTAATATTAAACCTATTTCTTCCAATTCTTAGGTGGAACACAATACTTTCCCTCGTCTTTAAAAGGCTCTGGGAAATTAATTTGCTTATCATTTGTTAGTGGAACGCCCATTTCCAATAAACTCTCACGAGAAGCATAGTAGATATTAATACTATCAACCAATAATCCCCTTTCAAAGTCTACTTCAACTACTTTACTTGTCTGTGATTTACCCATAGAAGTTCCTAAATCAAATCCTCTTAGTGGACTGTTGACTGATAAGTTATTAGCGACAATCTCACCTCCCAAATGACCACTTGAATTATTCAGACAACAATTAAATACTTCCCCATGTCCAGTGGTTCCGTTCGATGTTAATGTTCCATTGTAATTTGTAGAAGTATTTCCTAATGTCGTTATTATTCCATCACTTCCCCAAATAAGAAGATGAGTGTGATATGGATAGGTTGGCGTCTGTGGATATGGAATATATGTATTCCAATCAACATGATGATAATGGTTATGAATTTCGGTTGCCACTGGCGTCGGCTTAATTTTCTCATTAAAAATCCGGACACCAATTACTCCGACATTTTGGTCACTATTATCTTGTTTAGAAGCTGCATACGAGTCTTTTTTATAATCAAATTTAAACTCTGCAACTGATTCATCGGAAATCCTGAATCCATCTATTTTAGTTGAGTTATATCCATTAATTACATATCCCGGACTTGAGCTTACTTCTTCATGTTTTCCGCTGATTACACTCAAACTATCAACGGATGCGGCTGCAAGAATTCTATTCCATGAATTATTTTTAATTCGGATGGTATAGGAAGCTCCAGCCTTTGCTTCGATGTAGGTTTTGCCTTGGTGGGAATATTTCTTGATTGGTTTATCGCTGACAAGAATATCAACTTCGTAGTTATTATTTTTCATTTTATGTTTGCTCCATTCGGAGACTTTTAATGTTGGCATTATTACCAACACAGTTAATATATATCATCCAGAATAAAAAATCAACTTATTATATTTTAAAAAATTTATTAACAATGTTCTAGTTAAAAAAAGTTGAACGATACTTATTTCTACTATACAATGTGCGACATAATTATGAATGAAGAAACAAAGACAGATACGTTACAGAGCTTCGGCAAAGAATTCCAAACAAAAGCAATAGCGGCATTATTATCAGATAGAGCATTTTTAGAACGAATATATGATATTCTTTCTCCTGATTTTTTTGAACAAGATGCCCAAAAATGGTTGATTAAAAAATCAACTGAATATTTTATACAGTATAAAGACTTAATTTCTATGACTGTTATTGGCGTGGAAACTGGAAAATTATCAGATGAGGTCTTGCAAGCCGCAATACAATCACAATCGATAAAATCATTTAAAGAGATAACCGCCAGCGATTTAACATATGTTAAAAACACGTTTTTAGAATTTTGCAAACATCAAAAAATAAAGGCCGCAATTTCCGAGTCGATTGATTTATTAAAGAGTAAGAACTTCGACGGTATCAAGGCTAAATTTGATGATGCTCTAAAAGCCGGAATGGACAGGGACATTGGGGATAATTATTTGGAAAATATTGATAGTCGATATTCCGAGGCAGTCCGAGACGTTATACGGACAAATCTACCGGAATTGGACAAGTTGCTTGACGGTGGATTAGGTAAGGGAGAATTGGGGTTTTTTTGTGGTAGTCCAGGCGGCGGCAAGAGTTGGTTGCTCCAAGGATTTGGAGCAGAAGCACTTAAACAGGGTAAGAACGTCCTCCATTTTACTATGGAGTTGAATGCTAAATATACTGAGTTTAGATATGACTCTTATCTAACTGGAATTCAATTTAGAGAATTGAAAAGTAACATGGACAAAGTTAAACTTACTATTGGGAAATTAAAATCGGAAGGAGCCGGAACATTATATGTAAAATATTTTCCTTTAAAAACTATTTCTGCCGAGACTTTAAAGGCACATACCGAACATATTCAATTGATAACTGGTAAGAAAATTGATATGATGATAGTAGATTATGCCGATTTGTTAAAACCACTAACAACCAATAAAAATTCAAATTCTTATTCAGATATGGGGTCGGTATATGAAGAACTTAGGTCGGTTGCGGGTGTATTACAAATTCCAATTTGGACAGTATCACAAGCAAACCGTGGTGCGGCACAGAATGATATTATTGAAGGAGATGACGTTTCCGAGTCTTATAAAAAATTAATGACTGGTGATTTCGTTGCGTCCATGGCGAGAACCAATGAAAATAAGACCACTGGAACGGCGATGATGCATATTATAAAAAACAGATTTGGGAATGATGGAATGGACTTCCCCTGTAATTTTAATGCCGACTGTGGGAAACTTGAAATGTTTTCTGCCTCGTCGGTTGAGGGTATTGCAGTTTCCAATAAAATTAAAGGTAAGAACGAAATGATGAAGGATAGTGCTCGTAAAAAATTTAAAAAGTTACATGGCGGAGATGGAGAATAACAAATAATTTATACAAATATGAATAACAAAATGAAAACGTATAGCTTCGACGAAGCATTAAAGGCATCGACCGAATATTTCGGAGGAGATGATTTGGCGTCTAAGGTATTTCTTGACAAATATGCTCTTAAAGACAACGAGGGAAATTTATTGGAGAAAAATCCAGCCGATATGCACCACAGAATTGCATCTGAATTTGCAAGAATTGAACGTAAAAAATTTAAGTCTCCGATGTCCGAT